ATAATTGATTTTAAAGGTAGAAAAGGTATAAAAGGATTGGATCCCGAAGGTAATAAATTATATACTCAGATATCCACCAGTTTGTATGAACAATTAATAGAAAAATTTGAAATATTAAAAATAAAATAAAATGTCAAAATTCCAATCAACAAAATTATTCGACGGATATTCAGCATGTTTTCGCCAATGGAAAGCAGATGGTACACACTGTCGATTTCTTCATGGATATGCTGTATCATTCCGTGTATGGTTTGAAGGCGAGTTAGATCATCGAAATTGGGTCTTCGATTTCGGAGGGATGAAACGAGCTAAAACAAAAATTCATGGTTTATCTCCAAAAGATTACTTTGCATACCTCTTGGATCACACAACAATTGTAGCTCAAGATGATCCATATCTAGAACAATTTAAACAAATGGATATAGATGGAGTAATCCAACTTAGAATTTTAGATGATGTGGGATGTGAAAAATTTGCAGAACATCTATACAATACCATCAATGATTTCTTATTCAAAGAAACCAATAGTAGAGTTAGAGCAACAAGAGTAGAAGTATATGAACATGAAAGAAATTCAGCTAGTTATGGAGAGTAAAATTGGAAGATTAACAGAAGAAGAAAAATCAAAACCCTATGGAATAGTAGAACTCTATCGTTGTGTTCAATCTGAGGGAAGTAGATTTGGTAGACCAACCATAGCAGTAAGAACCACGGGTTGCACACATCGTTGTTTCTTTGGTGATGGTGGATGGTGCGATTCATGGCAAACTTCAATCCATCCAGAAAAAGCTCAATATAGTTTTAACGATGTAATTAAAATATATGATGAAAATCCTCATATAAAAGAAATGATGCTTACAGGTGGTTCTCCAACTATGTGGCCTAAACTTGTAAATGAATTAACTCATTTTGCAAATGAAAGAGGTATATTAATTACAATAGAAACTGAAGGTTCACATTTTCTTGAAACAGATTATCCAATTGGTTTAATCAGCCTTAGCCCTAAATTTTCAAATTCAATTCCCGTAATAGGTGAACTTACACCACAAGGGAAAGTCACCGATCAAAGAATGATAGATCAACACAATAAATTTAGACAAAACCATTCCGCTATCAATGCTATGCTGAATTATCATACAGATTATCATTACAAACCTGTTTGGGATGGAACTAATGAAATCCTTGAAGAAATTGAAACTTTCAGATTAATCCATAATATTCCAAAAGATAAAACATATATAATGCCTGCTGGAGATTCACGTGAGGAATTAATTAAAATGTATCCAATAGTGTTTGAAATGTGTGCTGAAAAAGGATATAATATGACTGGTAGAGATCATATAATAGCATATGACCGAGCTAGATTTGTTTAACTCCAAAATAAAAATTTAATATGTATACAACAACCACAACATTTGGAGACTACCAAATCAATTATATTATAATAAAATGAAACAACTACTATATTTTAGTGCTGGGTGGTGCCAACCCTGCAAACAATTTAAACCAATAATGGAATCCCTACAATCAGAAATGTCTATTACATTTATTGATGTAGAGGCCTCCTCTCAAACCGCCGCACAATATAACGTGCGTTCTGTTCCAACAACAATTTTGATTGAAAATGGATTTGAAAAAGGTAGATTAGTTGGAGTAAAATCTGCAAACGATATTAGATCTCTATATAATAGATAATTTGGAGGAGCGAAAGCTCCTTCATATATTCCAATAAAATTAAAAGTTATGGGAAGAGGTAGACCTTCTAAAAAAACCACTACAAAACAACCTATAGTTCGAACGGGCCGTCCTGCTTCTGAAAAGATTGTTACTTGTGTTGTTTATAAAAAACCAAATGGTAGAAAATATTACCTAAATACCTATATAAACTTTAGTATAGATTCTATTATCACCAATAGAAAACATACTCCTCTTATCCAAGATGATTATGAAATCATTGACATTGGTATAGGAAAATCGTTTATTGAAAGATATAAAAAACAATATAAAATAAAGGAAATAACAATTAAAGATTAACATGCAAGAAAACAATCGTAAAAAACAACACACAGATCTAGAGTGTGTACCTGTAGGATTTGCAAATGGTGTTGCACCTGGTTTCCCATTAACTGAGGAACAAAAATGGGAAATGGTAGATAAAGCAGAAAAAGCATATGGGGATTTCTTAACAGCATTGGGTGTGGATTGGGAAAATGATCCAAACTCAAATAACACTCCTCGCAGAATAGCCAAAAAATATATATTTGAACAGTGGAAAGGACGATATGATGCCCCACCAGCAATTACATCATTCCCAAGTGATGGATATCAGGGATTAGTTGTTCAGACAAACATACCACTAACCAGTCAATGTTCTCATCACCACGAAACTATTTTGGGTAGAGTTCATATAGCATATATTCCTGGAGAGGATGCTAGGGTGATTGGTTTATCTAAACTAAATCGCTTAGTTGAACATTTTGGTCGTAGAGGAGCTATCCAAGAACAACTCACAATGGCTATCCACCAGGCAGTAGATAAAGTATGTGAAGGAAATATTGGTGTAGCAGTAACAATAATAGGAGAACACCAATGTGTAAGCTGTAGAGGCACAAATCACGTAGGTTCTGCTATGGTTACAAACCATCTAACAGGGGTATTTATGAACAAACCAGAAGTAAGGCAAGAATACTTCAAATCCGTAGATATGGCTAGTCAATATAAAATGCTTCATTAATATACTTCAAGAAGAGGTGAAAAAGTCGGTAGGGTATAATATGTATAATAAACATATTATTATGATCGGAATATACAAAATCACCTCTCCCACCAACAAAATATATGTTGGTCAATCCATTAATATTGAAAAAAGATTTAAACAATATAAAAGATTAGATTGTAAAAAACAACCCAAATTATATAATTCACTTCAAAAACATGGGGTTGATGCTCATATTTTTGAAATACTTGAAGAATGTTCTTTAGATGAATTAAACGTTAAGGAGGTATTTTGGAAACAAAAATACAATACAATATCTGAAGGTTTAAATTGTGAATTATTTGATATAGGACAAGGTCCCCGTTCAACCCATGTTAAGAATAAAATAAGTAAATCTATGCTTGGTAAAACTAAAACAGAAGAACATTGTAAAAATTTAAGTATAGCAAAAACAGGAATCCCAAGCTCAAGAAAAGGAAAACCGGATCTAAAACAAAAAGGTAAACCAAAACCTGGAGCAGGTGGTAAAGGGCAACCTAAAGTCGGAGCTGGGCCAAAAAGGGGAAATCAAATATTTAATATAGAAACTGGAAAGATATATAATTCTATAAAAGAATGTATGGATTTTGAAATAATTTCAAAGAAAAAAATGTTTCTTCTTTTAAAAGATCCTCAAAGTAATTACAAATATTTAAATAAAAACTATTGGAAATATAAAAATTAATTTGTATATTGCATTAAAAATAAACAATGGAGGACATCAAATCTAAAATATATCTAACATGGGATGATATTGATAATCTAGTTAATATTTTATCCAAACAAACCCCCCCAAACATAACATCAGTTATGGGATTACCTCGGGGAGGTTTAATCCCAGCTGTTATGTTATCTCATAAATTAAACCTCCCACTTGTATATTTCCCTTTAGAGAATACATTAATTGTTGATGATATTTGTGATACCGGAAAAACATTTGAGAGAATAAATGCTAATTATTTTGCATGTTTACATTATAAACCTCATACCTCAAGTTTTAAACCAACAATATGGGCCAAATCACATGAAGGGGATGAATGGGTGATATATCCATGGGAAAATGAAAATGCAGATGCAATACAAGACTATTTAAAATAAAGTTATATGACACAATTAGAGAAAAAACAAGAAGAGCTCATTAAATTACTCAGAAACCAGGTTATAGATTTATCTATGATGTCTAAAATTGAATTTGGAGATGACGTAATCCAAGAATGGACTCGACTTAAAGAAGAAATTGAAGACGCCAAATCTCAATCTAACTACGTACCCTTCATCTCAGAAGTAGAAGAATTTAACAATGCTATGGGTAAATCATGGCAAAATCGTACAACCCCAACAATCAATAAAGAAGATGCGGATTTTGTAATCAACTTTATACAAGAGGAACTAGATGAATTAAAAGAAGCAGTTGAGAAAAATGATATTGTAGGAGTACTAGATGCGATTCTAGACATTACATATGTTGGATTAGGAAATGGAGCTTTAGTATTTGGATTAAAAGACAAAATAATCCCAGGATATGCAGAAGTGCAAGCCTCCAATTTATCTAAAATCTGTAAAACAGAGGAAGAAGCAATAGAGACTGTGAAAGTTAGAAGTGAACAGCAAGGTGAGGCATGCCATTATGAGAAAGTTGGAGATGGATATGTTGTATACAGAAGTCGAGATATGAAAGTTATGAAAGCATTATCTTATTTTTCACCCGATTTAGAGCAATTCTTTAAATAATATTTTTTTACATATTTATAATAAAACAATAAAAAATGAACAAAGAAATATTACGCATGCAAATATTGGCGGGTATTATTACTGAGGGTCAATATAAACGACTTTTAGAAGACGAAGAAACAATTAATTATATATTAGATAAAATATCTACTCAAGGTAAAGATTCTTTAACACCTGCAGAAAAAACTTATTTAGATAATTATTCTAAAGGAAAAAAAGATTTAGAAAAACCTTATATAAATAATAATATCCCTGAAGATTTAAAAGAATTTTTATATGATATGGTTGATCAACATCTCCCCGAAGATGCTGAAGATAGAGATATCATTGAATTTATTTGGGAAGATGAAGAATTTGGTGATGAAGATTCATATGGAGAATATGCTCAAATGTTTAAAGATGCACATAAATATATTTCTAAAAATGGAGGTAAAATTACAGTAACATTTGAAGATTATCCCTCTATAACCTTTATATCATTAAAAAAAGGTGACATAAAAGTTACCACTTCAATAAAACTAAAAGACTTTAACCCTGATGACTTTTCAGATTATTTTGGCTCTATAAACCCATCAGAATCATAATAAAAAATTTGGTAACCTTACCATTTTTTTAATTTTTCATAATATGTATGATAAAAATCTAGATAAAATGACACAAGAACAACTTAGAATGCAGATGTTAGCTGGTATTATTACCGAAAGTAAATATAAGCAACTTTTAGAAGATATGGAGGTTGTAGATCGAATTCTAGATAAAATATCCGCACAAGGTAAAGATTCACTTACTCCTGAAGAAAAAGAATATTTGAATAAATATTCTCTAGGGGGAAGAAAAATGAAAGACCCTTTTAAAAAACACCCCAAAGGATTTAAACCCATCAAAACCTATTCAGAAGATAATGAAACTCAAGAAGGAGAAATAATAGCAGCATATGAATCCCCTGGAGAAGGATGGGACAAAAACAACCCAGATATAGTATATGTTGTAAAACGTAACGATGGTTTTTATGTTACTACATACATTGCATTTGGCATTCCAGATGAAGAAGGCCCATTTAATACATTACAGGATGCTGAAAAGATGGCATATGATATAATGGAAGAATTAAAAGAAGATTGGTAATAACATTTTTTCAAACAATATATTAAAAAGCTTGCCTATCAGCAGGCTTTTTCTTATCTTTATATAAATCAAGTCTATGTATCAAAGTATTTTTTATAATCGTCAACCTGGAGACGACCAATATCATTACTATTTGAGGGATGATAAAAAAGGTATATCCTGTTTCCAATATTGGCCTACCCTCTATAAACTAGATGAGGAAGGTGAATTTGAAACGTTGTTTGGAGATAGATGTTCTCCTATTCAAGGTAGATATGATAGAAAAGATCCTACCATATTGGAAAAAGACATTGACCGTGAACTGGTTCTGTTGCGGGATTTATATTATAAAACAGATGATAGACCATCATACCATAATATAGTTTATCTAGATATTGAGATTGAAATTTTAGGTGCTCTTACCCCACATACCATCAGAGAGGCAAATGCGGAAATAACCGCAATTGCCCTAATTGATGTTTCAACAAAAGAGAAAATATGTTTTATCTTGGATAAAGAAGGTAAAATGGAGGAAGCAAATATAAATGGGAAAATTGTTATCCCTTGCTCCTCTGAAAAACAACTACTCTCTAAATTTTTAAACAAATGGGAACAAATGGATCCCACCATTGTTGTAGGATACAACTCAGATTTCTTTGATATTCCTTATTTATATTACCGCATCAGAAAAATAATGGGGGATGAAGTTTTACGTTTATCTCCTATTAAAAAAATAGAGGAAAATATAAACAATGGAAATTCTCCAATCAAAATTGGGTTAGTTAACAGTTTAGATTATATGCTTTTATTGAAAAAGTATATTATGAAAGAAGAATCATCTTACAAGTTAGGTGATATTGGATTAAAATATGCTAAACTAGGTAAAATAGAATATAATGGTAGTTTAGATAAATTATTTGCTGGGGATAAAGAAAAGTATGTTGATTATAATATTCGAGATGTTGAAATTATAGAGGCATTAGAGGAAAAACAAAAATTTATTGAATTAACTGTTTTGATCTCTCATCTATGTCACACCCCATATGAATCTATATACTATAACACAACATTGAATGAGGGTGCTATTTTAACATATCTAAAACGTAAAAACATAGTTGCCCCAAATAAACCTACCACAACAAACCCTACCATTAGAGAATTGGAGGTTGGAGATCATATTATTCACCAACGTGGTACATCCACGATTGAGGGTCATATATATAGTTTTGAGGATGAAAAAATAGCAATAGTTAAAACATTATCAAATAAATTTATTCATCGTACTGTTAAATCTATCCGAAAAAAAGATTCATATGCTGGTGGATATCTTCTTGATCCTATACCTGGATTATACTCAGATGTATCTGACCTTGACTTTACATCACTATATCCTTCAATCATCAAATCTTTGAATTTAGGAGTTGAAACCTTAATGGGTAGAATTGTTACAAAAAATAATTATGAACAACATAATTCACTTGAACAACTCAAACAACGTGATCCTGAAGAGAAAATTCATATCCAAAAATTAGATAAATATTCATATAGATTAAAAGATGCTCATATTACTATAGGTAATCTAATTAAACTTATAGAAAATAATAAATGGACTATTTCAGCTAGTGGAGCATTTTTTAGAACAGATACTAAAAGTATAGCTTGTGAGGTATTGGGAGATTGGTTTGATAAACGAAATCATTATAAAGGATTAAAGAAAAAAGCAGGTAAATCTGAAGATTGGGAAAATTATAAATTATATGATTTATATCAAATGGCTTTCAAAATCCTCCAAAACGCTCTTTACGGTACATATGCTATTAACTCCTGGCGTTTTACTGATGGATTTAAAATATGCTCCTCAGCTATTACAAATAGTGGTCAGAGATTGGTTAAAGCTAGTATTGATGGTATAAACGATATGATAGATGAATATTTGGAAATGGGTGTAGAAGAACTTAAAGAAATATTTAAATTAGAAACCATATGAGACATGTTCTTGCATCAGATACTGACAGCGCATACTTCACGCTTACCAAACTACTCCAAAAACTTTACCCAGACTCAACTTCTTGGGATAGAGAAAAACGCATAGGTGTTCTTCTTAAACTTACAGACAAAATACAAGAAAGAGCAAACTACGAACTTTCCGAAATCTCCCAAAATCTATTTAATATAATAGAAGGACATCACTTTGAATTAAAACAAGAAGTAATTGCTGAAAAAGCATATTGGTCAGGTAAACGTAGATATGCAATGTATATTGTAAATAAAGAGGGAGTTGAAATTGAGGAATTAGAGATGAAAGGTTTAGATATCATGAAATCAAATTTCCCTCCATATTTTAGAGAATTTGGAGAAGAACTAATTAAATCTATCCTATTTTCCAAACCTAAAGAGGAAATAGATAAATTCGTAATGGGTTTTAAAGATTCCATCTATAAAGTAGATTGGAAAAAACTCCTTAAACCAGTAGGACTTAAAAAACTAGATGAATATATTGAGCGAAAACCAACCACCGGTGAAATATTCTCAAAACTCAAATTAAAATGTCCTATAAATACAAAATCAGCAATTATATCAAATGATATATTACGATTTAAAGGATTAACCAAACAATACCCCGAATTTACCATTGGAGATAAAATATATATTGCTGCTCTAAAACCAAATCCATATAAAATAGAGGTAGTAGCATTAAATGGATATAATGATGCTCCTGAAATTTTAGAAATGGTTGATAAATATATAGACAGAGACGGGCTATTTGATAGTATTATCAGAAATAAACTACATACTGTATATTCTGATATTGGGTGGGACTTAAATTTGAACCCATACAAAGCGCAATTTTTTAGCTTTTCATAATATGTATAATAAATTAAAATTTAAATAAAAACAATATGAACAAAGAATTTTTATATATGCAAAAACTAGCTGGTATTATTACCGAAAGTCAATATAAAGCAAAATTAAATGAAGAAAAATCTTATATCAAATATGACGAAAATAATGAAGCATATATAGATAAAAGAGAATTTATGAGTTATTTTTATGATCTTTTATCCCAAGCGGGTTATGAACTTCCTGAAGATGTTGAAGACGCTATAGATGGAGAAACATATGACGGTGATTATGCAGCAATAGGTAATGATTCCCCATTGAGTTATTGGGAAAATTTTAGTTTAGAAAATGCAAAAGAAGATATAAATGATATGTTAGAAGCATATGCCGATGAATTAGAATATAATAGTATAGAAGATTTTAAAGTAAGATAATTCTAAATAAACTTTTATAGAAAAGCTTGTCTCCCGACAGGCTTTTTCTTATCTTTAACATATGATAAATAAATTACATTTACAAGCCGCAATCAACAAATATTACCTAGGTGAGAATGAATCTGTAAAATGGGACATAAAAGATAAAACCCTCACCATCAATTTTACATCTATCAATAGAGAAGTAATTGGTAAAATAGTATGTTCTGATGCTGGTATTGAAGATTGTGAACTATCCATCTTTGATACTAAAAAACTCATTAGTTTACTCAATATTACTCAAGGTGAATTACTCCTTAATATTGAAAAACATAAAAACATACCTACTAAATTACATATCCAAGATAGCAAATTTGATTTAACATACGCTTTAGCTGATCCATTACTGATACCTCGAATTGGAACAGTAAACGAACCAGAATGGGAAGCAGATTTCCCATTAGATTCAGAAGATCTATTAAATCTAGTTAAAGCTAAAACAGCATTGGGTGATATAGATAATATGATGGTATCTACTGAAATTGATTTAAATGGGGATAAAATGTGTACTTTTACATTCGGAGACGAACATGGTCACAATAATAAAGTAACTTACCATTTATATGGCAATATTAAAGTAGATGATATAAAATTACCATTTAATTCAAACCAATTTAAAAATATTTTAAACACAAATAAAGACTTAAAAACAGGTAAACTATACCTTAATTCTCAAGGTCTAATGAAATTAGAGTTTGATACTGGAGATATTCAAAGTACTTATTATATGGTTCGTAAAGAAGATAGAAGTTTTTAATATGTATGAATAAATAAATTGTTTTCTCAAAATAGTTTTCGTATATTAAAGTTATAAATTAAAATAAGTTATGGTAGAAGAAAAAAAACCTAAAGGACGTCCGTCCCGCACGGATCAAATTGATCCTCAATCAACATCATGTATTATTAGAGACCCCCAAATGGAACCATTCTATGTTGTAAAAGATGCTTCAAATTTTACAGTGATAGAAAAGTCAACAGCCACTCGTGGTTTTGGAGGAAAAAAAGCCACAGGTAAAGAACAAGAAAATGTAATTGGATATTACAGTAGTTTTTCCAATGCATTAAACCGCATTGCAAAAGAAAAATTTTACAAAAACAAAGGTGAATACTCCTCTATCAAAGAGTATATCACAACTTGGAATGAAGTAAAAAACGGATTAGATAACCTTTTAAAATCAATTGAAATATGAGTAGTAAATTAGAAGCACTGTTTGATGCAGTCATTGTTAAACCCATTGAGGTAGAAGAAACCCAATATGGCTCCATCATCGTTCCAGATATGGGAAAAGATAGAAATGTTCATGGAACTGTTATAGCAGTTGGACCAGGAACTCACACCGTAACTGGTGAATTTGTATCTACTGTAGTTAAAGTAGGAGATGTAGTTGTATTACCTACTATGGGAGCAACAAAAATCGAACACGACAGTCAAGAATTTTATATCATAAATGAAAAACAAATTTTAGCAAAAGTAATAGAAGAATAATATGAGTAAACAAATTGAATTTGGAGCAGATGCTCGAAAAAGGTTAGTAAAAGGTATTGATAAATTAGCAGATGCTGTAGTCTCAACTTTAGGACCAAACGGAAGAAATGTTGTCTATATGAAAGATGGACAAGTTCATAGTACAAAAGATGGTGTATCTGTAGCACGTGAAATTTCATCATTAGAGGACCCAATTGAGGATCTTGGAATCAACATGATCAAACAAGCCTCCATTAAAACCGCAGATAATGCAGGAGATGGAACAACAACATCAACACTTTTGGCGCGCGAAATCGTTAAACAAGGTTTAACTCGTTTGAACGACGGAGCAAATGCTGTTGAAATTAAAAGAGGAATTGACTCAGCAGTTGATGTTGTATTGATGGGGTTGAAAAAAATGCATGAAAAAATCTCCACAGAAGAACAACTAGAACAAATTGCCACAATTTCTGCCAACAACGATCCAACCATTGGAAAATTGATCTCTACAGCAATGGAGAAAGTAGGACGTGAAGGTGTAGTTTATATTGAGGAATCTAAAACCGGAGAGACATATTTAGAGACAGTTGAGGGTATGCAATTTGATCGTGGATATAAATCACCATATTTTGTAACAAACAACTCAACAATGTCAACCACATTAAACGATGTTTATGTGTTTATTGCAGACCATAAATTTTCAGCTGTAAAGGATTTGTTACCTATCTTGGAAGGAGTATCTCAAGCTAATAAATCATTGTTGATTATCTGCGATGATATCGATGGAGAAGCGCTTTCAACATTAGTAGTCAACAAAATGCGTGGTACATTAAAAGTAGCAGCAGTTCGCGCGCCTGAATTCGGTGAACGTAGAAAATTAATCTTGGAAGATATTGCAATTTTGACTGGTGGAGTTGTATTTGACAAAGATAAAGGAATGAAATTAGATAAATTCCAATGGGATTGGTTTGGTCAAGCACGTACAGTTACTGTTACAAAAGATAAAACCACAGTTATTGATGGTAAAGGAAATGAAGATACAATTACAAAACGAGTAGAAGATCTTGAACAACAAATTGCTTTATCTTCAACTCCATTTGAAATGGAAAAACTTCAAGAACGTTTATCAAAATTCATTGGTGGTGTAGCCATCGTTCATGTTGGCGGTAACACAGAAACTGAAATGAAAGAGAAAAAAGATAGAGTAGATGATGCTCTACAGGCCACAAAAGCCGCTCTAATTGATGGTATTGTTCCCGGAGGTGGTATTGCACTTTTAAATGCTAGAGAATCATTAAATGATGTTAAAAATGAAAATACCACAGATGATTTTAAATTTGGATATAAAATTGTATACAATGCATGTGGTAAACCATTTGAGCAAATCCTATTTAACGCTGGATATTCAGAAGCCGATGCTCGCATGATTGCACAACATGATCTTAAATTAAAAGATGATGAATGGGCTGGATATGATATTAAAACATGTTCTATAGTTAATATGAAAGAAGCAGGTATTTTAGATCCTCATAAAGTAACTAAACAGGCTCTTTCAAATGCTTCATCCATCGCTGGTACTATCCTATTAACAGAATGTGTTGTAGTGGACAAACCAGAAGATAAAAAAGATGGTGGATTTGATCCTTCCATGATGGGTATGATGTAATATGGAAACAAAAAAAGTAGAATACAACCATTTAATAGCTCAACGTATAAGTGGTAAAGGTGATACTTGGCAATTAGTGGGGGAGGATATTGAATATCCTTCCCTTACTGATGTTCTAGAGGCATATTTTCAAAAAACAAATGATAAATGTCATTTTAGATTAGAACCACTAAATTCCAAAATATTCGCTATAAAATTTAAAGTAGAAGAAATTCCTCAATCTCCACCCAAACGTTTTAACATTTACGGTGAAGACTAATATGTATAAATATGAAATTAAGAGACATTTTACGCGAAATAGAAGATGAAGAAGGAGCTGACCAAAAACTCCTACGAGCATCATATGATGTAGGTATTCAACCTGATTCAATCGAGGATGCTTTAAAAGCATTAGGTGATATTAAAAATTATGGGATATATGCTCAAAATATGAGAGACCCTAAAATTATCACTAAAATTTTTGGCCCTTCTATCCCAGCCCAAAAAGCAGGCGCAGCATGGAAAGAATGGGATTCACGCTCAGATGAGGAAAAAGATAATAAAATAGCGGATATCAAAAATAGAGTTCCTGAAGCATGGTCGGAAACAACAGAAAAAAACCAATCCAAATTCGATGCTTGGAAATCTGAGGGAAATGAAGGGGAGTTTGAGGATTGGTTAAAAACACTCTCCGGTAAATCTTTACCATTAGAATTTTATGGAAAATATGGTAAAAATTATTTTCCTATGAAAACACCTGATAATTTGAAAAAATATGCAGGTAAATTGGAGAAAGATGTTCATTTTAATATAGAAGATGATAAAATTGTTTTTCCTTTAGAAAAATCACCTTTCAATCCAAAATCATATCTTAGAAAAGTTTTAAAAACTATTATGGATAATGCAAATGTATCCTTTAGTTTTATAGATATTGAACGACAAACAGATAAAGAAAAACCAACACAAGATATAAAACCTAAAGCACCATCTGCTCCCCCACTATCCACAACAGTAAACACAGCAGACCAAGCCGACAAACTTAAAAAACAATTACAGGCAAGACTAGGTGATGTACCCACAGTAAAATATGAAGTAGAACCTGTTGGGTCAGGAGCTGAACGAAAATATAAACTAGTAGTGACAGGTATAACAGCTGATCAAAGATCTAAACTTCAACCAATTACATTTGATTTTAAACAAAAATTACAAGAGGAATTGGATTGGGAAAAACGACAAATGCTTGTTAGAGCCGGAATTATAAAATAAAAAATGAAACACTCAGATCTTAAACAACTCATTAAAGAGGAAATTCAAAAAATCTTAAAGGAAGACATTGATATTACATCTGAAGTAGAAATGTTTTTCCAAGATAATCCCTACACACAAGAAAACCAACATTATCACGAATATGATGCTAAAGATTATATTCAAAATGTAATGGGTAGACCTTTAACACCTCAAGAAAAAAGTAAAGTTACTAAAATAGTAAAAAAATACCGCAATGATTTTTGGGGAAAAAGCTTTAGAGAAAAATCCAACAGAGAAGATACAATAAATAGAGAACGCTATTTAAACAATCTCCTCCCCCTAACCACAGATAATGGAAGAGGCACCCCAGATAGCACATACTATACTACAGCAAACGAATATAATTGGACAGATAGAGATGGTAATATCCATACCTCATATAGTGATCCAAAAAGTGGATACACTAATTATAAATTGAGAGATAAATGGATAGATACCCCAGTAGATAAAGCC